AGCGAGGGTCTTGGCGTGCAGCTTGTACTGGTGCGCGACGAGGGCCAGTTCGGTGTAACGCTCGATGACCTCGGGCCAGCCAGCGCGAAGCAGAAGACCGGCTTCGATCATCACACCAACAGCGTCGAGGCGCTTCTCAACGAAGGCCGGGACGGTGGGCCGCAGGGAGGTCTTCTGGACAACTCCGGCCTCAGCAACAGCTTCGGTCATGTCCCAGAAGCCGGTGGAGGAAGCCAGCACAGAGGCGAAGTCAGGACCCTTGGTGTACTGGACGCCACCACGGGTGATGGTTACCTCGGGGAGGTTGATAAGACCCTCCGTGGTTTCACCGCCACAGAAGTCCATGATCTGCTCGGACGGAGCACCCCAGCCACCGGCAGCTACGAGGGAGCCACCTTCAAGGCGGGACTCCTTCGCGGCATCGAGCAGCATTTCGAGGTCGCGGCCCCGGTACTCGTTCTGGTTGTAGGTGTTCTCCGGCAGGTTGATGACCACAGCGCCGTTGCGGGCGTGGGTTCCCTGCGGGGCACCCTTCGGGAGGTTGTTGAGGGACACGCTGATGGCCTTGGCGGCCTCGGCAAGGTTGGCGAACTTCTGGCCAGCCGGGAAGGACGGAACGTCCGCTGCGGCGGTGAGAGAAGCGCGAGGTGCTTCGGGCATCGGAGCCTTCTTCTGGGAGTCGGGGGTGTTGCGGGCTGCGCGGGAAGCGAAGGAACGCCGTGCGCTGGCGGTGTCCACTGCTGGGGAGGCGGGGCGAACGGGTTCGACGACTTCCTCCTCCGTGGACTCCTCCTCTTCCTTCTCGGGTTCTTCCACTACCTCTTCCTTCTCAACTTCCTCCTCGACGGGGGCGGTTGCGAAGGCGGAACGGGAAGCTTCAAGAGCGTGGGCGCGGGCTTCGGCAGCCTTCTGGCGCTCGCTGAGTACGGCGGAAGCGTTGGAGTGGAACTCGTAGAGCGCGCCAAGCTCGGCGACCTGCTCGTCGGTGATCTGGGAATCCTCGATAGCGGCGAGGGCCTTACCGGCGGCGAATGCGCCTTCTACGGCTTCGGTGAGGGCGGGGGTATCGAGCGAGTCGATCTCCGCAGGAATTACGAATGCACCCATGGCAATTACTCCTTATGGGGGACGCAGGAACGTGTGGATAATTCAGATCTGATCGACACACGGCCTACGGCCAAGGAGAGTGCCCTGCTGGGACAAATCCTAGAGGTAAAACAGACACGCCGTCCATGTGGAGGACGGCGTGTCTGGGTTACTACTGCTTCTGGTAGCTGCCGCCGCGTCGGGCGACCGCCTTGGCCTCAATTTCGGAACTGAACACCTTCACGGTGCCGTCCCCAAGGGTCGCCTTGTAGGTGACCTTCGCGGCCTGCTTGGTTCCGCAGTTACATGGCATGGTTACTTCCCTTCGATGGTGGCGAATGCGCTCTTGGCCCGAGTGACCTGAAGCTGCCGGAACTTGGCCCTGACCTCGTTGAACCGATCCAGCGAACTCGTGGGAATCTCCATGGTGCCCCCGGAGTCCTGTCCATCGTGCAACGGAATCGCCGCCGCGACCAGCGAAAGCTGCTCGCCGCCGGAGGCCACCAGCATCGAGGGGCGAGGGATCGGGAAGCCCGGGACGTTGACCGCGAGGGCGGCGATCAGTTCCATTTCATCCTGACCGGGGCGGACCTGCCTCCAGTCCCCGGAGATTGCAGCGGCCCGCAGTGCGTGAACCTGCTCATCGGTGATGTTGGGGCGCAGGACCCCGGCCACCCAGATGCCGTGCTCATCCTCACCTGCGGTCACGTCGGCGACGGCGGTGGAGGTCGAGTCGTAGTGGGAGACTGCGGCGCGGAGGCGTGCCCGACCGTCAGCGTGACCGCCTCCGAGGGTGATCTGGCCGACCGCAACGGGTCCGAGGTCCGTCTGCACTTCGCCGGTCAGGAAGAAGGCGTAGTTCGTGGCCGAGTGCGGCGCGGTGGTGCATTCGCCTTCCTCTTCCCCGATGGGCAGACCGATGTGGCAGGTGTCCCATGTGGCTACGTGGCCGTACACCCGCCCGTCCTCCGTGACCGTGAACGGCGTCGGGCCGGTCAGTTCCGGGTTCTTGAAGTAGCCCCCGGGGAGCAATGCGGGTTCTGCTGCTGCTGTCAGTGCCATTTCAACCGTTCCTCCTGAGTGGTGCCGTCCGCCGCCTTCGCGCCCCGGCCATGTGCCGAGCGCCCGGTAGTGCAGGTTGGCGCACAGGCCAGCCAGCCATTCGGGGTTCTGAACGTACTTGATGAGATGGCGGCGGCAGCGGTTGAAGTCGCCCGGTACGCCCCACTTGATCTTCAGCGCACCCCGGCCATCCACCCAGTAGGACGTGATCCGGTGGGTGGGCTTGGGTTCGGTGATCCAGCCGGGGCCGTCCATCGTCTTGATGGGCGGGAGGTCGAAAACGTCCGTCTCCGAGGCGGCTGTTCCACGTGAAACATCGGCAGGTGAATCTGGTGAATCTCCCGGCAGTTGGTCGACCAACTGCTGATCCTCCCAGCGGCCCAGCCCGACGAAGGCTTCCGCGAAGGCGGGGATGGCGCAGATCGTGGCCGCGCAGATGCGCCCGGTGGCCGTCATCGAGGCACCGTCCTCGGACATCGTTGCCTGCATGTCGTCGATGTCGACGGACACGCCGCTCCACATGCCTTCAGCCAGCATGCGGATGGTTTCGTATGCCCCCTCCGACTGGTCGAACACACCCTCGCCCTTGACGAGGCCATCCTCGCGGAAGATGTTGTCGATACGGCCCACGATGATCGAACCCTTGTGGCCCTCGTCGTCCACGAACATTGCCTTCAGCGGCAAGGGCAGGTCGCGGTGGGTCAGGCCATTCTTGTCGAACGAACGCCCGTCGCCGGAGGGGACACCCTCGGGAGCGAGGACGCCGAACCAAGGAACAGGTTCCAGTTCCTCTTCCTCGGGGATCATCGGCGGTTCGTCGACTTCCTCCTCGGGATCGGGGAGGGCCGGATCGGGGAGGGGTTCTTCCCCGGCTGCGGCGGTGACGGCGGACGGGTCCGGGAACACCTGCGAGGTAGTGTCGGACCCGTCCGCTTCAGTCCCAAGTTCTAGCCCGGACTTTTCCGACTCTACCGTGAACTCTTCCGTTTTCACCTTGAACTCCTCAAGCATTGTCGGGCGGGCAACGCACCGGCAGTTGATCCAGATTTCGGGCGGTCCGACCGGCTGTCCGGGGAACAGAAGCTCGTAGCCGCCGACATCGAAGGGCATGCCGGATGGCACAGTCTCCCCGTTGGTTTCCACGTGGACCGGGCGGACGTTACTGTCCTTCATGGTGACCCATTCGAGTCCGACAGCGCCGTCGGGATCGGATGTGGTCGCGGCCTCGGTCCCGGCGTTGACCGAGTAGGTGGACAGCCACTTGGTCATCCGCTCAGTCTGCGCGTCCCGCTGCTCGGCGGACATCGCTTTGGTCTTGGCGAGGGATTCCCGCAGTTCCCGCTGGAACTCGGCGCGCATGTCGTCGATGATCGGGTTCCACTGGTCGACTTCCTCGCGGGCGGTTTCGTCGAAGATGTCCAGCGCCATCGCAACGATTTCATCCTCCCACCGGGGGAGGCCGACGCGGGCTAGGGACCGGCGAACCACTTCCATGAGCCGCTCGTCCGAGCGTTCGAGGATGCGGCGGCGTTCGGCGGCAAAGGTATCGACATCGACGGTGAAGCGGTCAGCGCGGATCATGCGGGCACCCTCTCATCGGCCACGGTCATCTGGGAGGACATGAAGAGGGTGAAGGTGCCGAAGGTGTGCGGGGTCTGCTCCTTCAGCAACTGCGTGCAGTAGCTCTCCAGCACTCCCTCCAGCCATATCGCCGGGATGCGGTGGCGTTCAGCGATGGCCGCGACGTGCGTCCACGCATCGTCCAGCAGGAACTCGGTGTCCTCGCTCCTGACGAACTTGTAGATGTCCACCGCCGCGCACGTCGGCTTCACCTGCATCTTGTTCTTCAGCTTGTTCCCGGCGCGCTCCAGTGCCCGCACCACAACCTGCTCGCAGGCGGCGATCAGGGCGGCGGCGCGGTTCTCGGGGAAGGCGGACGGGACGTTGCCCCGGTCCCGGGCATCCCGGCGGCGGTCGGAGACTCCCGGGTCGGGGATGCCAGTCTGCGGGTGTTCCTCCAGCGACGGTGCGGGCCTGCCCTCCGTGCCGGTCGGCAGTTGGTCGCCCAACTGCCGGGCCACTTCGAGTTCGACGCCGAGGGCCTTCAGTGCCGCCTCGACCAGTTCCGGGGTGGTGGAACCGGAGGCAACCTTGCGCAGGTAGAACGCGATCCGGTCCTCGTCCTTCTGTGCGTCCTCGTCGCTGAAGCCGGTTTCGCGGCGCAGCGATTCGCCGTTGAGTTCGCCACGGTCGTACAGTTCCAGCGCTTCCTTGGAACGGTTCGGGCGCAGGCGCATCTCGGAGGTGTCAGCCCCGATGGAGAAGGAGCGCACCGACGGGCCGGGGACATCGTCGGAGAGCAGGGGACGGAGGTAACCCTGCGCGAGCGCGGTGGTGATGAGCTTCAGCAGCGGCTCAGCATGGGCCTTGATCGTGGACTCATCGGCGGCCCACGCGCTCCAGTGGTTCGAGTCGGACAGGCCCTGAAGGACTTCCGGCGGGATGTCGAGGCCGAGGGCCAACCGGCGGATGGCTTCGTTGCGCAGGGCGATGGCCTGCTCGTCCAGTTGGGTCCAGAACGTCAGGTGCTTGATCGCGGCAATGGCTTCGGACGGTGCCTTGATGACGATGGGCACCAGCGCGGAAGCGTCCTCGCGGTTCTGGATGGAGGTCTGCATGGCCTCGG